CCACAGGTACGTCAGCTCACCACCAGCGTTTTGGTTGTCGAGTTGGACGAGCGTGTTGATCGGAAGGTCCGCATTGGAACCAACGAATCCGTTGATTTTAATGACTGCTGCGGGCATTTAGTTTTTGTTGGCCAGAACGATGGTGCCCATGATGTTCTGCAAAAGCGTCTCGCAGACCACCGTGAAGAAGGCATAGGGTTGGCCGATGGCTACTTGAAGATTCTGCGTAGCTGCGAGTTGTACTTGATCGGCCAGAAGGATGTTGGCAGTCCCGAAGTTATCGACCCGCAGATTGTTGAACGTGCCGAGGTTCTGTAGCTGGTTGAACGTCCCTCCGGTCGTCAGCTTGGTAACATCACCAGCGAAGACGTAGAGGTTGTGCGTCGGGTTGACCGAGTTGGTTCCGATCTGCACACCAGCCGCGCCACCCTGCTGCGTAATCAAGCCAGTTGCGAGGGAGAAGAACAAGTTGCCTGCTCCTCCTGGGAACAACATTCGGCGTAGGTCTTGGATCTTGTTCTGCGCGATAGAAGCGACACCATTGCCAACAAGCACTTCGGCAATCTTGACGTAGCCTGCGCTGACAGCAGGCGCAACAGGAACGCCAGCAGCCACGCCTGTCTTGTAGTTGATACCGCCAGCACCGTTGGTGGTGATCGGACTGTTCACATAGGAGAGCGTCTTGTTGACGGCTCCTGGAGCGAACACACCTGTGCCTGGGTTGAGAATGTCTCGGGTCGTCGGGTCGCCGATGAGGCGGTTGAGCTTGACCTCCACGATGTCGATGCGTGGATTAACTCCATCTGGTGCTACCGACAAGGTGTATGTCAACGCGGCTGGGTTGACGAGCGGTCGCATGGGGTCTGGATCGTCAAGTCCGGAGATGCCTCCGATACCTGACTCAGTGGTGTTGGCGTTGAACCATCCAAGCCCAGATTCGATCACGATGGATAAACCGACAGGGTTGGAAGCGTGGACCCTGAACCCGTTGCCTTGGAAGCCTGCGCTGAGAGCAGGAACAATCGGGATTGGCGTGAAGTCCATCCCGACGGTGGGTGTTCGATACAGGTGCTCAGCTTGGAGAATCGCCCGCACAGAGCGGTCTAGCTCCGTCTGTGCGGTATTCAGATCACCGCTGATCGGTCTTTCGCGGGTGTTCATGATCTCGCGGTCGAAAGGCTGGTTGGCCATGGTCAGATCACCTTACTGTCCGCGAAGTTCGATGGCGAACGATACGCCAGCGGCCTTTATGCGGTCAAGGAGTTGGTACAGCGAGAGGTAGACACCTTGCTTCGATAGATCGAAGCCGTCATACCCTCCCTGCTGCACCGGGGTTGTAGAGAGCATGTCGTATGCAGAAATTGCGCGCAGGCCCAAGGTGTCGGGGCTTACTGCTGTCGGTCCCAAAGCTGTGTCATCGTACGCCTGTCCAACATCGGAGATTGCACCGATGTTCGGCACCACGATGATGAACGCCCCTCGAAAGTCCTCCTCACCAAGCCATCGGTTGCGGAACGGAGGCCAAGCTGAACGTGGGTCATCGTAGACGAACAGGTTGGGGTCGATCCCAGGCTCAAGCCCCGTCACGTCGTAACAAGTCTGGTAGGTGCTGCTCCACGTCTCGATGTAGTCGAGGGCGTAGCCGAAGTGGTCGAAGAAGTTGCTGGCTGCATTGATGATCGCAGTCGGCGTTACCGTATCGGGCAGCGTCCTGATCCTGACCTTGTACGCATCATCGCTCTCTCCAGAAAAGCGAGCCAAGCCACGGTCAGCCCCTAGACCGTCAAGCATCGGCTGCTGCCCGCCGCAGATGTCGAGGACGTTATTCACGCTGAAGGTCGGTGTGTTGACGACTCGCACGAGGCTCGGGCTCAGGTAGGCATCGAGCGTGGTGATTGTGTCGATCTCGCCTGGCAGCACCACTCCGGTCGCCGTCGTGCTCTGGCCAGGCACGTTGAACTCCCAGCCTGGACGAACAGCGGCAACCTGCACCGTCACCGGCCCAAGGTTGGCTCCAGCGAACACAGCGTCCGTAAGCGTCAGATAGCGCCGACCACCGCTGCTGGTGGACACGACCGTGCCTGCTCGGATGGTCGTGTCGCCTGCCGTGTTGTCCGAGCGCATGAACGAGACGAAGCCGTTGGCGAGCGTGCCGCCAAAGGACTCAAGGATGTGGGCACCGCAGTCGAGACGTGCGGCGGCAAGCGACACCCTAGCGAAGATCACCGCGTAGGCAGCCAGCACCTCGTAGCCTGGTCCCGGATCTTTCAGCGGCTCCAGGTACGCCAAAGGGTAGATACGAGGCCACAGGTCCGCGAAGTAGGACGGGTCATGGTAGACCGCATCCGTACAAGGCGGCTGGTCGCATGGTCCTGTGCCTAGAGGAGAGGCCATCTGCTACGCCTGCGAGGTCGTGACCAGCTCAAGCGACGAGCGGAGCACCTGGGTTGGGTTGCAGATAACTGGACCGGGCGGGTTGGCAACCTCCTGACCCGAGATGAACAGGCCAGGAACGGGGCGAAGCAGGTCGATCAGGTCTGTCGGCTGGAACGTCACGCCAGGAGCAAGCCCGTTGCAATAGTTGACCGCTGCTGCCCTGGCTCTGGTGGTGGCCAGAGCGATGTCAGTGCCTGCGTTGAAGGTCAGGCGAAGAATGATCGGGAGCAGCACGACAGCCGCCACGATCACATCCACCTGGATACCGTAGGCACGCACATCGTTCAGCCCGTTCTGGACCTCCAGCGCGAGAGCCTGCGCCTGGACCTGATAGGCAGGTGGTGGTGTCGTAGAGAAGTTGGCAAGCTGGATGGTGAACGAGTCTGCCACCACAAGTTGCACGCGCCTGGAAGGGTTGCCGAACGTGTCCAGCCCCTCGAAGGCGGTAGCCGTCACGACACCAGGCACAGCAAGCGCACCAGCCTCCAGCGCCGACTTGGTGCCCTTGCGGGCGGTGACGAAGAACAGGCGAGCCCGGTTGCGTAGGCTGTCGTCCAGTTCCTCGTCGGCAGCGCCAGCCGTTGCCTGTGTGTTGGTCACAACAAGATCCGAAGGCGAACCTGTAATCTGGGATACGATGCTGGTGATGGTTCCGATGCGTGCTTGCTGGTCAATCCCGGCCAGAGCAGAACGGATGGCGACCTGAATAGGCCCAACCGTCGCGGCTGGAAACGAGGCAGCTACGGTCGTGACGTACTGGATACCATCGGTGGTCTGTACCTGCGTCCCGCTCGGGATGATGAACCCACTAGGGTTTGGGACCGTAGTCGTGAACTGGATGAATCCCTGAGCAGCCGCCGCAGGCTTACGGGTCAGGCCATAGCGGTCGAACACGAGGCGATCGAGCTGCGTCCCAACCGCAGAGTCGAGGAACAGCCCAGCCTCGACAAACTGCAACTGCCCAAGGACTTCTTCGGCTGCCGCTGCCGCACCAGCCAGGAGCACGTTTGCGTCAGTGCCCTCACGCTGGATGATGGCGAGCGTGAGCTTGGAGTTGCGCGCAAGTGCCTCATCTCGGGCAACGCGAAAGAGCAAATTAAAATCTACGAGGTCAGCCATAGCTAAGCTCCCGGCAATTCCATGGACGTATCTACTGTCTCGCCTGTAGACCGCATCGTCGCACGGATACGGCAGACCACAATACCTTCTGCGTTGTTGAAGCTCAGAAGCACGTTCGCTGTCGCCACATCTGGCTCCAACAAGACCTGAGCCTCAACGTCACCGCGCAAGGCGATTAGATCAGAGTCGCGCAGCGGCTCCTTGACAGCGAAGCCAAGCCCATAATTGGGCAGATGGGCAAACTCGCCGGGGCGGGTTGTCAGTCTACGCAGGATGAGCTTCTTTAAGAGGGCTGCACCGCTGACCAGCTTGTAGTCGCCCGATGCGTCCATGACCAGCGTACCGCCGATGGAGTTGAGGCCAGGAGGTGCGGGCGGGTTGGCGAGGTCGCGCTGACGTACGATAGCGACACTCGTGGGCTGTGAAGCCACCAAGCCATTGAACAGCGCCGAGTATGGGGAGCTGATCAACGCTCCGGTCGGCTTCTTGAGCGTCGTCGAGCTTACTTGGTGTTGGGTGCTTGCGGGGCCGAGCGCCTGAACCAAGAAGATGTCGAAGGTGATGGCATCGACCTGATCGACAGACGCGACTGTAAACATGAAGCCGGTGTCCAGCCGCGTGACCGTCCATGTCGCTGGGTTGAGCGCATCTCCAGGCACCGTTGCGGATGCTGCCAAAGGTGTAGAGGTCAGCGTGACCCGCACCGTGCGCGTGGTGATCGCGAGCGCAGAGACGACGCTCAGCGGGCCGGGTAGCCCGCCGAACGTACCTAGACCCCACGGGCCTGTGCCCCAGGTGCTCACTAGCTTGACTCCACCTTGTCCGAGCCCTCTTTGATCTCGGTGACGACCTCGACAGGGCCGAGGTTGCCGGTCGTGAGGGTGTTCACCACGCCATCCGGGTCCGTGTAGACGACTGACGCAACCGATGCAGCGAGGGGGCCGACCCCCATCACCACAGCCAGGTACGCCTTGCCGGTGCGGTCCTCCTTGCGAGCGACAGGCTTGGTGCCCGTCTCATCGCCCAGGAGCACCTTGCCATCCTCGGCACCGATCACGACGTTGCCCGACCCGAACACTTGGATGCGAAGGTTGGTGTCCTTCTTGACCTGAAGGCACACGTCAGCGTCGTTGTCGTTGGCGAGGCTCGGAGGCTTGTCGGACTGGCTCCACAAGCGCCCGACGATCACGCCACCACGGTCGGGGTCGCCGTCGGGGAACGAGACGACCACATGGTCATCCACGTCCAGCGGAGCGTAGAAGCCGAAGCCGGGCCCAGCGTAGAACGGACCCACGCGCACCGTCTCAGGCTGCTCCGACGGGAGGATGATGATGTCCGCGAAGGGACCGTGGTCTGGATCGAGCTTGAACGCGGTGACGATGGCTTCGCAGAACCAGCAGCGCGTATCCATTCCAGGGCGTGCGAACGCCTGCCCTGTGCGCTGAACGTCAAGTCGTCGGACTCCCTTGGCCATGACTAAGCCCTCGCCGGTTTCTGTGTAGAGGCAACAACAGCCGTCGAAGGTGAGCTACCAGGCAACCTGGACTCCTCGGTGTCGTTCCGCGCCTCGATGTAGTTCTGGTAGTCGAAGGAGATGGAGATGCCCTGTCCCGACCAGTTGAAGTGGGCGTTGCCTACGCGAAAAAACGTCTGGAGCTGGAGGATGCCGCCCCTCGACTGCGCGACGATAGCACGAGCGATGATGCGTGCGTCTTCACCAGAGCCGAATCGTGCTGCTACTTCCGCAACCTCCTCGTCAAAGTCACGCCTGCGAGAGTCGGTGTAGCTGTTCGTGAGGGGCGCGTTGCTCTCCTGGGGGCGTAGGTCAACCATGATCTCGACGGCATCGCCAGGACGAAGGCGCACAAGGTCTGGATCTCGGTTGGGTGCTGCTGGATCTTTGGTATCGTCGATACCAAAGGAGGTCAGGTTGCGCGTGGTGATGGAGCCACCTAGCTCCCCTCGGGCGATCTCCTCATACAGCGACTTGGCGATCTGGATCAACTTCGTCTTGTCCTTGATCCCCTCAACAGGGATGACCAAGAACTCCTCGCCCGATTGTCCCGAGGGCGAGTGACTATTCAGCTTTTTCTTTTCGTTAGCCGCTAGAGGCTTGTTGCCAGATCGCTTCCCACCTGTACCGGCAGACTGAGACGTGCCTGCTGTCGGAATTGGGTCGGTGGAGAGCGCAACGAGAATCTTGCCCTTGCCGCGCTCCTTGCTCGACGTGTCTAGGCAAACCACCTTGATGGTTGGTGTCTTGATACCCGTGAACTTGCGGTTGAAGCTGTACTCAGCCACGTCACGCCCGAACACGATACGGCGCACGCCGATCTGCTTCCCGTTGGCGAGAGTACGGCGTGCGCCATCGGCAAAAGGCGTACTCAGTTCAGAGCGAAACTTACCACTCTCCAGCAAAGGCCCTGACTCACCTTCTCGCCTGGAGCCGTCTTCATCCTGCGCTGACTGCTTGTAGAGCGAACGCGCGTGCTTGATGACGAGGCGGTCGCCGACAAAGTAAGGGACGCCTCCGACTAGGAAGCACCATTTGGTGATGATGTCCCAGAAGCTAAGGGTAGCTCCTCCGATCGGAGTGCTCACACCGCCTTGACCGCTAGACTGTTGGCGCGGTCTGGTGAGCCCATCCTTATCGACCGGGTGTGGAATCTGCTTCTCATCAGACACGCCCCAGTCCTCGGCCACCGCAGTCACATTGCACTTCACATACGCAGGCAGCGTGTGGAGCAGATCACCGACGACATCTTGGATGGGTCTGTCCAAGTTGATCTTGGCAAAGACTTTTGGGTCCACCTTCGCGTCAAGCAGAGGCCCGCGCAGATCTCGGCCACTCATCGTCACTCGACTTCCGCTGGACGTATGCGAGACGTTCCATTCATCGACGATGCCTGCTAGCAGCATCAAATCTTCACGGCGCTTCCCGTCCTGCGCGGTCTGAAGAACGGAGCGGCGGGTGCCGTTGGCTTCGACCTGGATCATGCCCGTACTGAAGTCGGTCGGGTCTACCGCGCCCATGT